ACCCCGCCGTGACAGCAGATGTAGCACGTATATTACGTGTGCCGAATACGCATAACTATAAAGGCGATCCACCTCTGGCAGTTGGTTTGTTTGGTGTAGACCTGCCAGAACCTGTTGTCTTGTCTGAGTTTGTCGCCAAGCTTGGCGTATTGAAGCCAGTTACCAACATAGACTTGGGTACAGACGCATTGTACGAAGCGTATGCCGACAACTCAGAAAACGTTTTTAAAACGATTATAAAGAAAACCATCGAAGGACGTGGATGCGAGCAGCTACGTTTCATAGCTACGAAGCAGGAAGAGGTCAGCGAACCACTATGGCGAGCAGGACTATCGATTACAAAGTTTTGTGTAGATGGGGACAAAGCAGCAGAAAGAATATCTGATAAGCATCCTGATTACAGCGAAGATATGATGCGTAAGAAGGTAGACGAGATAAAAGGTCCGTATACATGTGCACGTTTTGACGAGTTGAACGAAGGGGTATGCACAGAGTGTCCTTTGTGGGGTGAGATTAAATCGCCGATTGTGTTGGGCAAACGCATCAAAGCAGCACAGGGTTCGGCAACGGTATCTGCACCTGTTGCAGGTAAAAAACAAGATAGAGAGTTTGATATACCAGAATACCCGTCACCGTATTTTCGAGGCGCAGCAGGCGGCGTGTTTATGCGTAGCAGTAACGAAGATGGGGACATAGAAGAAGAGGTAATATACCATCACGATATATACATTACTCGTAGGTTGCATGACGAAGAGCTTGGCGAAACACTAGTGTTTCGACTACACTTACCAAAAGATGGTGTACGTCAATTTAGTGTGCCGCTTACGCATGTGACCTCAAGAGAAGAGTTTCGTAAAAGCATGGCGCGAGAGGGCGTAACTGCATGGGGAAGGAGTCTAGATAAACTTATGGCATATACAACAAAGTGGGTCGATGAATTACAGAAAACATCTATGGCAGACGAAGCGCATAGACAGTTTGGTTGGGTCGATGATGATATGGAAGAGTTTGTACTTGGAGATAAACTTATCACAGGTGCAGGGATTAGTTATAACCCACCGTCATCCAAGACAGCGGGGCTTATAGATTCATTTGAGCCAAAAGGCTCACGTGAGAAGAATATAGAGTTGCTAAACTTCTACAACAAAAAAGGATGGGAGCTACATCAATACATCGTTGGCGTCGGATTCGGCTCACCTCTGATGGCTTTGACAGGGCTAAACAGCATGGCAGTGCATCTGCATGGTGGTTCAGGTGTAGGTAAAACAACTGCGGAAATGGCTTGTTTATCTTTATGGGGTAACCCAGAAGAACTGATGAACGCTAAAGATGATACCCACAACGCTAGGATGAACCGTGGTGAGATAATGCACAGTTTACCTTTGGTGTCTGATGAGATGACTAACGTAACAAGTAGAGAGATGTCTGAGTATGTTTATCAAATATCAGGCGGACGCCAAAAGAACCGTCTCGCATCAAACGGTAATATAGAAAGAACTCGTGGCAAACCCTGGCAACTGTTGGCTATTAGTTCTGGAAATACCAGTGCATGGGAGATATTGAGTCGAGACAAAGCTATGCCGAAAGCAGAGATGCAGCGGCTGTTTGAGATACAAGTAAAGAAATTAGTTAATGTTGTTGGTCAGAACATCGATACATCTGATCTGTTTAAAGAATTGAAAAAGAACTACGGTTGGATTGGTCCAGAGTATACACAGTGGGTGATAAACAACAAAGAAGAAGCCAAGCGCACCGTTGAGTCTGTTAAACGCAGAATAGACGTTGCAGCAGGGCTAGGACCAGAAAATAGATTTTGGTCAAACGGCAACGCTGTAATTCTTGCAGGACTTATCATAGCTAATAAGCTTGGGTTTGTTAGGTACGATGTAGGTGCTGTATACAGATGGGTGGTTAAGGAGCTGATTATACGAAACAACTTTGTCAACGACATCGGCGCATCGGTATCACAAACACTCAACAACTACTTGTCAGAGAACTACAACAACATGCTGAAGATAGAAAGCACACAGGACTTGCGAGGCAGTAACGACAGTAGTCTGGATCAACTTGTACCTGTTTCGGCATCGCCAAGAGGCTTCTTGGTTGCACGGTACGAGCCTGACACAAAACTGCTATTCCTACGCATCAAGCCATTTAGAGAGTGGTGTATAGATCAGCAGATAAACTATGCTAGTCTTGTGGACGATCTGAAAGACAAGCTGAACGCCAAGCGTATAAAGAAGCGTTTGACTAAGGGTACAGACTTTAATCTGCCACCAGACTGGGTGTTGGAGATGAAATTTGAAGAGCTAGATGAGGGCAGTGATGGATCAGAAAGTGATGAAGCTTGATGATTTGAACCCTGACGGGCTTCGGATCACAATAAACTGGGACGCAATGGACGTAGGGTCGTCTATATTTGTACCCTGCATCAATACCGAAAAGGGTAAAAAACAACTAAAAAGTGTTGCAAAAATGAAAGCATGGGAATTTGAGGTGCAGATTTGTGTTGAAAACAAAAAACTTGGTTTACGTGCGTGGAGAACTATGTGATATACTATATCTGACAACGTCCTCTAGATGTTGTTCTCCATTGTTATACTGACCCCTGCATCTTGTGGGGGTCTTTTTTAATCTAAGTCGTATTCTTCTAAGCTTTCTAACATACCGTCGGTAAAGACCACCCCACCACGCATGTTTTTAGAAGTTTGTAAGAACGATTTATACGATCTGCTTTTTGTTTCTGCTGTTATTAACTCATCTCGTATAAACGCTTCTGGTATAGATGCGTTAAACTCAGCAATTAACTCATCTACTTTTTGCACTTCTTCATAGTCACCCTCACGCATCGCCATGTTACGTCTTCGTAGAAGCTTTGTGCGTTTGCTGTCTAACGACTTTTGCTTACGTCTTTCGTTTTTATTTATCTCAAGTCGTTGTATGTATGATTGTGGTGCAAATCCTGCAAGCTGCATTGCCACATTATATGGGTTGATATCCTCAGTAATGGCATCTCCACGTCTAGTTGTTGCCCCCTCAGTTGCAAATCTAAAGGACTTCATGCCATTACGGACAGCCGCAGGAACCATGGATTCTACGCCTCTGTACCACTCGCCTTCGTAAACGTCCCCTATGCCACGCTCAATACTTAACCCTACACCGATTACTGGGCCTCCAAGTTGCTCTATTAGAGTCCATAGATTACTCTGATCTTTGTCTATGATCGGTGCACGATAAAGCAGACTATTCATTGAGATTCGATTAGCTAGATCTATACCCAACATCTCATTAGCAAGCCCACCGTAAATACCTTCTCCTACGAACTTACGTGTAGCTGCCTCGAAGTCATCTTCATCATCATCTGCAAACATGTTGTAGAGTACACCTATTGCACCCATTAACGGCATACCACCAAGCCCTGCAAATATGCCTGTAGAGATAAGAAAGTTACGTCCTGCTGCACGTGCAACGGGATCTCCCATAGCCGCTTCTTTGGCTAGTTTTGCCATCATATAGTACTTACTGATTGCAAATCTTTTGAAGAGAAACAGCACGTTACCAATACCGCTTTGTGCTACGATTGGACGACCTGCGGAAGCAGTTGCACCGAGAGTAAATTCTGTAGCGTCTATGGCTTCTTGAGCCGCATCACGGTAGTCGGCTTCAGTAAGATCACCTTTCTCTCGCCTAAGCTTTTGTACTTCTAGTAGGTATGCAGATGTGAGTGTGGTCTCACGGTTAAATCTTTCTGAGTGATGAAACATAAAACTAGAAAACTTGTTAAAAGTTTCTAGCGGTGCACCTCTACCCATCTCCAGATTCTCTTGCGTCATGGACTGGTTAAACTGCCCTTGGTCTGTACCCATCTCGATCAGTATGTCACCACGATTGTCCTGCAAAATAGAAGGTAATTGGTTTAGCTCGTAGTTAGCAATCGATTTACCAAACGCTCCCATGTTTACTTCTTGTTGAACAGGTTGTCCGTCAGGGCCAGTTACCATAACGGTTCTTGTTTTAGGTGCACCCATAAATAATTTAGAAGCTGTGCCGAATGTTCTGGAAGTAGCACCGACACCGTGTTTTCCTGCAAGCACAGGCATGGCACTCATAGCTACATCGAAGAATGTTATAGCTGCGGAAGAAAAGTTAAGCCCCATAGTATAGCCAAACCCAAGACTATTAACTATTTGAGAAGCGCGATTTATATCTGGGCTTTGTGCAAACGTAGCTATCTGTGCAAGTTTACCTGCCATCATAGATGTGCGTGGGTCTTGATCGTACTTGCCACTCGTCAATTTGTTTTTAAACCCAACAAGCTCTGCACTTGCTTTCATCTGCACAAGCTGCCTGTTTAGGTCACGACCTTTTTCTTTCATCATCGTGTAGGCGTCGAACTCCGTGCCACCTATACCAGTCGGTGTAGTATCTCCGATAAACCCGCGTACATTTCCACGTTTACGGAAGCCTTGCAAAAAAGAACGTTCTGGCATGGCATCTAATACAAGATCTATTACTTCACTCATTGCTTCAGGAGATACATTTTCTTTATTTAACGTGTCGAAAAGATCACCTATAAATCCAGGCGAAGGATTGTTCTCGTACTCAAATCGTTTTGAAGCTGAAGTTATAGACGTTTCTTTAGCCCCTGCGTTCTCCGCTGCCTGCAATGCTTGTGTCGCTTTACGCTCTGTAGGGTAATACTCTACAAATCTTTCTGGCTTTCCTGTAAGCGGATCTTTTGCGTTGTACGTTAGTCTGTATGCCCCTTTACGCATTAAAGGAAAGTACGGTGTAATAGTGCCGCTTTGCTTTTGCATCATCTCCTGTATCTTAGCCATCGCCGACTTGCGCTGTTCTAGATTAGGGATTGTAGCCTTTAGACGTATGTCTAACGCTTCCATTATCTCGTTGTATGTATCCTGAAAGTAATTACGCATCTGACGATAGAACGCCTGTCCTTCAGAACCTAGCTTGTTGTACTCTGCTCTTAGTTGATCGTATTCGGCAGAACGCTCTTTGTCGGCACGTATTTTCTTCGTGTATTCGACATCAGTGCGTGACGGATCAACCTGTAGATAAGTACTACGCGGTATAAGGTTGTTTAGTATTTTAGCTTTATCTTTGTTTTTACGTTGCCATTTGTGGAGATTGTAAAGAATAGAGTCCAACATCTCTGTCTTTTTTCTCAACGACCCACTCATTGTATTTATTATAGTGTTGAGTTCTCTAGCAAACGGGATGAATTTCTTAGCTTTATCTGTCAAGATGTTTACAGGTAAAGTGTTTAAGTACCAGCTCCGCAGCGTTCGTGACGCTCCTTCGTTAAACATAACGTCTGCGCTATCTGCAACTGAATTACGAATACTTTCTGGCACAACGCTTGCCGCGCCTCTGGCTAAGTTCTTCGCTCCTGTCTTTGAGCCTGCTAATATTAGCATAGGTGCTGCTGCACGTGTGGCAGGAGATGGAGATAGCATACCGTCTATAATGCGATTAACCTCAGATAAGGCGGTGGGAGAAGGAGACAAACCCAATATCTTACGGACAATACGTTTTATTGCACCTGTGAACTTCTCCCAACCTGTCAGCCTACCCCCATCTACCTTTGTAAGGGCTAGTGCGCTTTGAAACTCTGGATTGCTAAACGCTTCGGCAACGAACTCATCTAGGTTTGCCGTGCCATACGCCTCGCCAAACTGCTCTTGGACATTGTTAAATATTGCTTGTAGCTGTTTAGTTTCAGGTAGTGAGGGGTTAGCTATCGATGCCGAGGTAGCTGCGTGGGTCATCTCATGCAGTATAGTATGCACGTTCATCCCGTTGGTAGCATCGATAAAGATCGTATTTGTTTCAGGCTCAAACATCCCTGCACTGTTGCGCCCTGTTATCTGTGATAGATTATCAACCACTCGCACTTGCGTATCGCCTACAACAGCCCCTAGTTTAGCTGCAATCTCACGAATACTGTCTATTTGATTGATTGTAGCTATGGCGTCTAACGCTCCACGTAAGTTGCCGTTTATAAGTGCGTTGCGTACACTAGGTAGTAGTGCAATATCTAGCCCATGCACTGCGTCTGCATCTAGGTACAGACCTAGCTGATAGGAGTAATTATAACCATCACGATACTCTTGTATCTGTGCAGGGGTCATCGTATCTATTTCAGCTTGTGTAAAATTTAGTCCTTGTGGGTCACGTAAATAGTTTTTAAACGCGCCTTCCAGATCAGGAATGATTTGTCTCTGCTCTGGCATTGCTTCGATTTGAGCAGGTATGCTTGCTACAAGCTTGTTTTGTTTTACAATCTCATCTACCTGCCGTTTATATGCTTTATCTTGAGCATCACGAATGTTCTTTGCTTCTTTCTTAGCTGCGCGACTTGCTTCAATTTCTTTATCAGAAGGGTTAAACTTAGATGTATTTTTACGTGCTCGTTGTGCGGCGAGGGCTATACGACTACTAGCTTCTTCTGACAAGTTAAGCTGCGCCCACTTACGTGCGGCAAGAGCGTTGCTTTTTGTCATTCCTCTGTAGAAGTCAAACTCATCTATATTATAGTTCTTTTTAACATATTGAGTAGGACCAACGACTTCCATACCGCCTATTTCTTCTAGGGCATCTATAGGACGACGAAACCTATCAAAAAATATTTTAGCAGCTTTTTCTTCTCCTGTTAGTTTATTTTTCTGGATAGAAAATAAATTTAAAATAGCTTGTTTATCACCTGCGTTGGTAGGATCAGCTTCTTGACTCTCTAGTTGCTGTTCTTCGTAGTACTGACGTGCAACGGCGGTAGCTTGACCTTCTTTATTATTAGCGGGTGGTAAAGCAAAACGATCATTTAGAGCTTGCTGCGCTGCAACATTTAGTTCTTGCTGCGCTTGCACATCTACTTCAGGTGCAGTTTCTTGCACTGGTTCTGTTCTAGGTACAGGCGGAATACCTTCAGGTATTGGCCCTAATTGTGCATCTGCTGCTGTTTCAGCGCCACCGATTGCGCCTGTCATTGGGCCAGTTGGAACTGCTAGTCCTTCTGGTTGCCCTGCTGCTAATCTAGCTTGTCTCGCAGCTAGTTCATCTTGCTCTACGAGAACTTCTGGAGGTATTGTTGTGCCAGTCTCTGCTAGTGCATTTCGTACCTCCCCTGCATACCCACCGGGAGTTTCGCGTATAATTCTTCTCTTTTCAGCTTCTGCTTGTGCTTCGGCAGACAACGGGTTCTCACGGATATATTGTACCTGTGTGTCTGTTAAATCTACTGGCGTAGCCGTTGCTTGTTCGGCAAGCTGCTGTACTTGCGCTGTTTGTTCTGATGATACTTCTAATGTATCAGGCTGTTCTCTTGTTGCCACAGCAGGTGGCTCAGTAGTTGGCACACTTGTTCCCACTCTTTCTTCGTCAGATGGTGCAAGTTCGGTGGTATCCTGATCTCTACTTCCATCCCGTCTCGTTCCTGCCACGCCAGATCCACCACCCTGAACGCCTGTTCTAACTCCCTCTGACTCAGGTCTAACGAATTGGTTTCCGACATATTCATAACCTCGTCCTTCCATCGAAGCTATCACAGCATTTGATTCAGCTCCACGATTACCTACATAGTTAGCAAGCCGTTTTACCACAGCAGGGTCATCAAGAGATTTGCCACTTAGATTACCTTCTGTTGCGGCTTTTAAAAGTGGCGCTGCGGGTCGTGTAACGCCGAGCACGTTCTTTACATAATCAGGTGTAAATGCTTCCTCAGTTGCTTCTGTAGTTTCTACATCTTTTTTACCTACTTCAATCTTCTGACCAGTCTGCTCGCTCTCGATTGCAGCGGTGCCGCTTTCTTGTGGCTCAAGTCCAGGTAAGTAGTCTTGAGTCTTAGCTACAGCTTTTGCATCAGCCTTTTTTTGTTTTCGGGTTTGCTCGTTAACAAGGTTAGCTTCTTCTTTAACCACTGCCGCACTTGGTGTAGCAGTTTCTCCTGCCACCACAGCCGATTCTGCTGCACGTTGTTCATCTGTTTGTTCTGCTTTACCTTTCGGTGATGTCGGGTCTGCTGCATTTTTAGCTTCTGTAGCTATTGCCGCGTTAGCTGCTAACCTACGCTCTGCTATAATCTGCTCTATAACGGCGGGGGAATAGTCTTGATCTAGTTCTTCTCTTATAAAATCTTCGTCTACATTTGGATCTGTTAACCGTGCATCTGTAGCTATCGCCGTCCTAGCAACAGAAATAGCGTCTTCAGTCGGCTCAACCGCAAACAACTCGCCCTGTGTTTGGCCTTCTTGTAACTGAGGAGTTGTTTGTGTGTCTTGTACAACCTGCCCCACCGCCCCGGTAGCAGTACCCCCTGTTTCGGTGGTTTCGGTGATTGGAGGCGCATCTGGGTCACGCTCACCGAATGCTCCAAGTGTAGCTCGTGTGCCGCCACCGACGAGGCCACCTGCAATAGCTGCTTCGCGGTACTCTGCAATGGCATCTTCGCTGTCAATCGGTAGTCCTGCCTGTGCTCGTTCCATCATCTGTTGACCAACTTCGGTCAAACTTTCAGTTGTAGCACCACTACCTGCACGAGTAGCTGCGCGGGTAAAAATAGATTTTCCTAAAGAACGGAACGCTCCACCTAGCAACACTTTGTCAGCAATACCCTCAAGAGTTGCTTGACCAAACGTAGCTACAAGAGCATCGCTAACATCGACTGACGCCTTTTTACCTGCGGCTACTTCATCTTCTTGACGTTGGATATTGTTACCAAACAAAATCGGCGCGGTTGCAACTGCTGCGGCACCTGCACCTACAGCAAAAGAGCCAAGCGCGGTTGCGGTTGCTGCGGCAGGGGCTAAGATAGGAGCGGCTATAGCTGCGCCAAGACCAAGACCAAGCTGTGGTATTTGTTCACCAGCAATTTCTCCTGCATAGGTCAACCCTGACATAATACCTTCTACATCTGTAGACTGCATGCGTTCTGGCTGTTCAAGCATTAGCTCGCCTAGTTCCTGTCGGGCGTTTTCCTCTACACCCTGTCCATATTCTGCAAGGAACTCAAGTCCAGACTTCTCACCGATAGTGCCGAGTGTCTCGCCAAAAGCTTGTTTAATCTGCTTCTTGCCACGCTCAAACCCACGACCTATGGCTGTGCCGTCATCAGGTTCTTCGTATTCTTTGCCAGTAAATGCTTCAAACTGCTGCGCGTATGCTGCTCGATCTCGTTCTAATGTACTGCGTATGAACGCAAAATCTTCGTTGGTCGGCGCATCTCCAGCATGTTCAAACTGATAGCTACGTCCTGTTTGAGGATCGACGTATTGATATATACCCATCGTATCCTACCCTCAAGTTTGTGCGGAAGGTGTCTTAATTACCCCGCTGTTTGTATTATCTGCGGTCACAGCACCAAATTGCACAGCTCTAGCCTCCCTGACTAAATCTTCAAGTTCTTTTAATCTTGCTAAATTTGGCGCACTTGGATTTTGAGTTGCGAGTTCAAGAGCCTCGCTATAAGACCTTTCTAAAGCAGCGTATGCCGTTGCAGAAGTTTTATCTGCACGTTGTGATCTAAGTCTCGCGGCATCCAATGTTGTTTGTAGCTTGAGCATATCAGTCTCAAAGTCTCGTAAACCTTTCTTAGACTTAGTTAGATAGGCAAGACCTGCCTGACCTGCTTTACCAAAACCTTCGCCAATAGTCGAAGTTGGTTCCATTAACTTAAAACCTGCGTATGCAAGTGCCATCCACTTGTCTGATTCGGCTTGCTTTTGACGCTCTGATAACATCTTAGCGATACGAGAATCTGTTGAGCCGAATCCTTCAGGATCAGGGTCTGTCACTGGCTTAATGTTATCTATGTTATCGTCTGTAGTTACCTTTGGTGCAGGAGTGGTAGGATCACCAATATTTGGGTTTTCCATTTCTAAGTTAGGAAAAAAACCAGAAACATCAGTGCTAATTCCTGGGACGACTTCAGTAGCATCACCACGTAACGCTTCTATACGTGCCTCTCGTTCTGCTTCTGACTCAATACCAGCTTCATTTTCTAAGTCTCTAGCAGCTACAGCATCTTGTGAGGCTTTTATATTTGCGGCTGCTAACCGTGGATCAACCCCTGCTAACACTTGCTCATTAAAAGTTTGATATATAGAAGAACCTACATCTTGCAACGCGCCCGGTACATTACGAAGAGCTTCTCCTGCGTCTTCTGAAAACTCCATAGTATCTATACGGCGCATCAATACATTTTTACGTTTTGTTAATGCATTTGCAAGTATTTCATCATTTGCCTGTTCCGCATCAAGAATTTGTTGGTTTATATCAGCGATTTGACCTTCTAAAACTTCTCTTTTATTTGGCACTGCGCCTACCTCTAGCAACGGCTCTGGCTTTAAGGTATTCTCATAAAGACTTTTACCTGCTGCTACAGCCGCATCGCCAAGGAACGGTAGCACATCTCCCATAAAGGTAGGTTTGTCTGTTTCAGCTTCCGCTGATGCTCTTTGATCTGCATCTTTAGAAATAGAAGACAAATACGGTATGGGTTCAAACTCATCTGATCCGTCCCCAAAACCTGCATTTCGTTTTTGAAGAAACTCTTGTGTAGCTGTGCCTATACCTTCAGGGTAGAGTGTATTTGCTGCAAACTCTTCGTCCATAGAAGATATTGATGGAAGCTTCCCTGAATCGACTGGTGATTTTAATTCTGGACTATCATCCAAGAAAGGAGAATATACTTTTGGATCTGATGTTGGCCCTCTTTCATTCATGTAGTCTTTATATCTAATAAACATCTCTTGCGCTTGAGGAGTGTCGTTTATCTGATTTTCTTCTAAGAACGTTTCATACGTGTATGCAGGGTTTGATCCAAAGCCTGTTCTTGGTCTTAACGGGTCTTCTGGTAATTCTGGGTCATCGTCTCTACGTTCATCTGCTAACGGAGCCGCTGCAAAATCTTCTACGTCTGCGGATACGCTTCCGATACCTTCGCCGCCTATGTCACGATAAGACTTATTACCGAAGATACCTTGATCTTCCATTCTTCTTATTTCACGTCTAGTTAAACTACCACTACCAAGAGGTATTTGTCCTATAGACTTTTTCATAAAAGGCAAAAGCATAGACTCTGCTTCACGAACAGCGTCTGCACCGTAGTTAGCAACGAGTGCCTCTTTATCAGCACCGCTTTGTAGCATGGCTGCAATTTGGCTTAAATCCACATTGCCTATAAGAGGATTTATTGAGGGGTACTCTGTTATACCACCAGTCTGCATCTTAACAATACCACCGTCAGCCATCATTTGTGGTTGAGGTGCACGTGTAGCAGGAATTGGCGTGGCTGTATCCATACCCGTGTTCTGAGCCATGTTTGTATTTGGTGCCATTGCACGTGCTGCACCCATAATACCTTCTTGTGGCATACCTGCGGCTGTGACAACTTCTTCTGCTACGGTAGGCATATCGGCGTTTTGTTGACGTTGAAAGTCATCCCGCATGCGCTTACGTCGTTTTAGCTCACTCAAGACAAGAAACTGTGGTGCGTTACCTGAAGGCATCTGCATTTCGCGCATCAACGCGCTGTCTGGTAAATCTTTAAGGTTATCTTGTAACTCTAGTATGTTCATCCTGTTAGACCTTTATATAGTCCAAGTGCCGATATACCTGCACCAAGTGCCTGTTGTACTGGGTTATAATTAGCAAACCTTGTTTGTTCCACATCAGGCGTGACTGGTACACCACGTAAAATACCTGCCATACGCTCGTATTGTGAGATCGGATAATCACGTTGCCTAATAAAGTCTTCGTAAGCAAGATCAAGCCTACCTTGATCCTCTGCGCGAACATCCCTACCAATTGATTCAAGTAGTTGTGCGCCCTGTATGTCTGCTGCGCGTTGACGCTCACCAAGAGATGCAAGACCTGCACCTAAACCTGCTAGGTTGCTCGCTCCGCTACCAATTGCTTGATACGCAGCAAGTCCTTGACCTGCACCAAATTGACGAGATGCTTCTTCTGCGGCTTGCACACGAGCAAGTTCAGATGCGGTAAGACCCTGCGCTCTACCAAGTTCACCTACACGTCCTGCTTGAACACGACCTTCCTCACCTGCAAGCATTGCGTCTTGTCTTGCTATTTCGGCTGCTTGTGCGGCTTGTACCCTAGCAGCTTCTTGCTGCATGATCTGATCCATACGAGCATTTTCTGCTGCCTCTGCTGCTTGCACACGACCCATCTCACCTGCAATACCTGCTTGCACACGACCCATTTCAGCAGCTTTGCCCGCTTGGATACGCGCCAAGTCTTGATACTTAGAGGCTTGAACACGAGCGCGTTCTGCTGCTTCTTGATCTCCTGCCCTTGCAAATTCTGCTGCTTGCGCCTGTTCACGAGAAGATAACTCTGTAAATCGAGCCTGATCCACACGCGCTTGCTCTGCCGCTGTCGCAGCTTGGAACCTTGATGCTTCTTGAGCCTGACGCTCCTCTTGCGTCATTCTTGCTGCACGATCACTCTCAAATTGCCGTGCCGCTTGTTCAAATGCTGTCTGCATACCTGTGCGTTCGATGTCTGCCACTTGACGACCGAGTGCTTCTTCCGCAAGAGCTTCTTGTACTGCTTGACGAGAACCACCGAATGCACCAGATTGAATTGCTTGCGCCGCTCGTCCAGCCCCTTGCCTTTCAAACTCGCGTTGCGCCGCTTCTTGTTGAGATTCAACAACAGCTTGCATATACGGAGACATATATCTCTCTGCTGCTGCCGCTGTAAAATCTTCTGGCTCTTCATATTCAAACTGTTGGAATGAGTAATCTGGTCTAAAATCAAACTGTGAAAATTCTGTTGGCGCACGGAACTGATATTCGTCAAACTCAGCAAATGGAGTAAACTCTGCTTCTTCAAACTGAGCTTGCTCAAATCCTGTATATCGTGTTGGATCAAACTCTTGAAATAAGCCAAATGCATCACTTGGCGCGACTGTCTGGAACTCGTCTGCAAAATCTCTCGTATCAGCCGCGCTAAAATCACCAGTTTGATAATCAGCTAGACCACGTAACCCACCAAGTGCCTCTGACTGAATATCCATAGCAGCCTGTGCTGCACCTTGAGCTTGAGGCATACCTGCAATGCCAGACTCAGCAATACCTCGTGTCATAGCGCGAGAGGACATAATATCGCCGTACATATCAGATGGCGCAATACGCTCACCTTGATACGGCATATAAGTAGATTGCCCTGCTAGATCCCCATAAACATCTGGGTCATCTGGGTAAAAGGGCATAAGGGATTCTTCGGCACCCTGCAACATCCGACGAAAGTACGGATCAGCGTACTCAGGTAGGTTTGTTTGGCGTACTGTTTGGTCTGCTGGTGCACTTCTGCCTTTGCCCATCTTATAACTCCATTCGGTAAGCTATGTACTCAGGATAGAATCCGTATTTCTTCAAAGCTCTACCCCATCCTTTCCGTCCATAGCCCTCTAAATGACTACATTCTAACTCATTTGCGTAGCGGCGCATAGTCTCGATCAATTGATCTTCCCATTCTTTCATGCGCTCTCCGCCTACCCAATCTAATGCCAAGGCTTTCCGTTGAGGATATACTATAAGTCGTGTGGTAAATGCAGCTATTATATTATTGTCTTCATCCATCACAACCCAAAGAACGTAAGTGTTATCAAAAATACCGTCTAAAATATCAATCATTTCTGATTTGTCTTTGACTGTCGCTACGCTCTTCTTTAGTACTCTATCAACTTCCTTCCATATTTGGCCTACCGCCTCTGGCGGCACCAAGCTTACTCTCACTATCCCACCATTCGTTCAAGTTCTTTTGGAGCATCCTCTTCGGCACGGTTAATAACATCAAGAAATCCACCACCGTATGCTTTCTCTAAGGCATCAGTAGACTTTTTCCTCAAAACAAACTCCCCGTCAGACAAGAGAACATCTTGCTCCCCTTCAAGTGTTGCAGGAACCATGTCGTCTACACCAGAACCATCGCCCGGCCCACGAACCATTCCCTTATCACCTTCCTCAAAACGAGCGACAGTGTCATCTAGTTCTCCCGACTGCACTCGCCCGACAAGATCACGTAATGCGTCCTCGCCGTATTTCTGAACAAACATAGCAAGTGCTATTTCTGGCTGCTCAGACATTCCTTTAATTGCTTCGATAGCCTCAACAATGACATCTTTCTCATTCATGCCCGCTTCTTCCATCATCGCATCGGCTTCGGCCTCGCCACCTTTAGCTAAAGCCATTATGCCACCATCTGCATACATATACGGGTATTGTGGTGTATATCCCTGCGGTGCTGGTGGACGTTGATATTGAAAATAGAGACCCTCACCTCCACCACTTCCATACGGATTAGGGTTGTATGTTCTTATTGGAGGGCGAGGCATTGGTGGTGGGTTGCTATCGTCATCATCTTTTTTCGCTGCACGATTCATTGCATATGTATCTGACATTGTCTGACCAATAAATGCGGCTGGCATAACACCGGGAGCAAACGCTCCAGCAGCAGCTTGTTGCATACCTTGAGATGCGAGAAGCCCACCTTGTTCGGTCAAACCCGGAAAGGTTTGAAGAAACTTAGGCTGTGCAAGCTCACCAAACGCTTCTGTTTGAATGCCCTGCCCTGCATTGATTGCATTTGCACTTGTGCTTCCTGTCAAGCCACCAAGGATTTTACCGCCTAAAAATGATGCTAGTCCTGTCTTGATGCCATCGCCAATATCTCCTGATTGCACAAACGACCCGAAACCAGCACCTAGTCCAGCCATACCTGCTGTTCCAATAGATGCACCAAGCGTCGTAAGAAAAGGAACAGAGCCAGATGCTGCTAATGCAGGTAATCCTAAACTAAATAACAGGGGTAGAACCATACTAATCTCCAAAAGTTCTATTGAACTTTAACATTTATTATTTCAATCGTCTAGCCAGCTATAAATCTTATTTGTCTCTTCTTTACGGTGCTTTAACCCATTGTATCCACCGTTTACTCTTTTAGTTATTTTTTTAATAACCTCGTCTGTAACACCTTCATCACATATATCCCACAATTTGTTTCTGTGAAAAAACCAAATAGCCGATTCCATAGGGTATTTTGTAGCCACAAGATCGGGATCTTTTATGACTTCTGGTAAATCCATGTCTGCTGCAAACTGAGAATAGTTATTTTTGCCCGTGCATTGCAGAAATCCTCTGCCTCGCCACAGATATCCTTGACCGTCATTGCCCATCCTATCACCGTACACACGGTCAGCAAGAGCTTGTGGGTTGCGAGCGCAGCTTGCAGCATCGCTTTCCGACTTAAAATATTTACCAAACACTGCTAATATAGATTCTTTGCTATAGTTAAGATTTTCTTGAGTATAACGAAACGTACCACTCTCATGCACAAGCTGCCCAAGAAAGTGTGCGCCACGCTCTGGATTTAAGGCGTAGTGATGACAGATCTTTTTTGCAGTATTAGGGCCGAATGCACCATCAGGCGTAGCCCCAATCTTTTCTTGTAATGTTTTTAATGCTTCACTCATCTACAAACTCCTTCGTGCCACAGACACGTTCATAGACCATGTCAGAGGTATAGCTCTCTGCCCACTTGTTTTCAGTAAAAGTGCAGAAGTGCCATAGATCATTTACGTCTGCGCTAAGTAGATCAATAATATCTTGTTGTGCAGATACTGTTCCCTCAAGATGCTCAATGTCATGAACCATCCCAGAGATATACCAGACCAACGCAACTAACTGCACAGCCATAGCAAAGACAAGAGCAACAGGTATTTTTAAATCTGTCATTATCTCCTCTTAAAGAAAGCTGTTGCCCCACGTATTCCAAATGAGGCTGAAATTGCGATTCCAAGGCTATAAAAATACCAGTCTGGAGCTTTAGAAAGCTGTTCAAAACCACGATCAACCCAACCCTCTGCACCCGGAATCCAACATAAGATTAATGGAATACTTAGAATAATTACAAACCATTCGTCCTTCCAACTGGACTTAGAACCCTCTGCCATGATGCGTTCCCAGTCAGCGATTGATGTCTCTTTTGAGAGCATTATTTTCGCTTTCGCTTCCGCCTCTGTTAGCTTGAGTTTTGCATTTGCAGCATTTGCATCTGCCTTACCTTTGAGCCACCCACCTGCAAGTTCAGCTATTGGCCCTATCATTTGAGCAATCATAGTAATTCCTCTTCAACTTTTTTCTTTGCAGAGGTAGATTCTTTACCCATCCAGATACCAAAACATCCCGTCAAAGCACCCATACATACAGACACGAGACCGCTCTGTGCAACAGATGGATCAGGCAAACTCATAAACCAATGCACTGCTTGATATGTAAGAATAGTAACTGCCAGCATCATAAGACGTGGTAGAACTTTCCAATCATCTAGCACTGTTGCTGGCATTAAAATATACCTCTATTCATACCACCAAACCTAGAGGCTAACGTAGCCATAAGCTGTGGGTTCATTCCAAATCTACTTGGCGGTCTTTGCGACATTGTACGCCCACCGCCCTTTGCACTAATACCTCGCTGCAATATGCCTACATAAGGGTTCTGATTTTGGAAAAGCCCAATAGGCGGGTCTTCCATTCTGTCTGCCATGCGTCCAATTTGCTGACGCTCACCACTACTCATCATCTCCATAGGTCGAGGCATGGTACGCTGCATACCACCAAGACGATCATAGTTTTGACCAGCATAGCGAAACGCAGGGCTAGTTGCTTGATTTCGTGGCATCATCTGAAACATAGGCATCCTTTGACGACTTCTATAAGGATTTCTAAATCCACCAAGACCTTGCATTTGACGAGGAACAGGGCCGGGTGACATCATATTTTGACGTTCAAACATCATACGCGCACGATCCATATTTGCTGCACGAGCAGCCTGTTCTTGCTGCATACGCATACGGTTAAGCATCGCTTGGTTAACTTGAGTTTGTTCCGCAGGTGATTGAACATCCTCTGGCGCAGGTGTAACCGATTCCGCTTGTCTAGCCCTTCTTCGCCTTATTCTGTCTCTAGCGCTTTTTCTAGCCTCTTCAGCTCTAGTTCTAGATCTTTCTGTTCTGTCTCTGTAAGCTTGAGTCTGCTCGCTTCGAGGCTTCCCTACATTATCTCTAATTTGTTGAAAGTCACTTCTAATTTGACTACCTATGCCCCTAATCCCACTCATAAGTCTAGAACCTAAAGATCTTGATGGTCTTGGACGAGGTCTTGGACTTGATGTTGGTCTTGGGTTGGGTCGTCTACCACGAGTTATTGGGCCTGACATTATAAAGTTCCTCCATCCATAGCTTGAGGCATTGTCACAGTAATAGCTGTGTGCTTCTTAGTTTCTCCTGTCCAAGACTCTCCGCAGTCTGGACATTTACCATCAGGATACGAGGCAACTTCTTCTGGTGTATCCACTAAGTTACCACAGTTATGACACTGGATAGTATCAACAGATGTAGCAGGTCTCCATCGACCTCCATCGGGCATTGTAATTACGGTTTCATCAGACATGGTTCACCTATGTAGTTGTTACTGTCACAGACCCAACGGCACCAGTGCCAGTAGATCCACGAGTGTGTGGTATGTTTCGTTGTGTAATCTTAACATATCCACCATGATTAAAGATAGCCCCAGTTTCTAAACCAAAATCATCTGTTTGTAGATTGGTGAATACACTAAATGTGTTGCGCCCCTCGCCGGGGTTCTGCACCTGCTGTACATATACAGAAAACGCTCTAACAATTTCAGCTATATATTGCTGATTATATTCCTTTGGTGCATTAGGAAAATACGGTATAGCAAGATTACGAGACATTATCGCCTACCATCTGAGCGTATATCAATACGTGGTGAGCCTAATCGCCAAGACGTACCTGCTTCAGTACTATCTACTTTTATGGCTATAGACCTGCCACGCAATCTGACATGTGCGTCTTGAGTGAACTGTTCTACGGGTACAGATGCTGTTTTTTCTACTGCTTTGCTATTGTTTTGCAAATAAGCGCCACCCGGAAAGTTACGGGCTTTAAGCGTAAAGTTTGCTGCGGCATCTGTAGACGTGGAGTTACGAAATGTTAGATCTGGTATTAACCTGCGAACAAAGGAAAATTGATCTCCTTCGCCAATATCAAATTGGCTAGATTCAATGTATGCAGAGATACCTGTTGCAGGGTTGCTACTACCATCATCAAAACCCGTTTCGTGGTTGTACAAATATCCATCTAGACCTGCTGCAATAGGTAGGTTGAATACACCACGATCAAGCCAGAAAGAACGCGCTAAAGTACCTATATACCATATGTTTTGTTGATAATTATAAATAACATATCTATTAATGGTATCAGAGTCCTTAGATGGGTAGAACCACCATACCTCACCAAAGGCGCTGTTCACTGAAGCAAAACACTTATCACCTTGAAATTCATTAAAATCTGAAAAGACATAATCACGAACCGTGCAAGGCAGACGCTGTACTGCACCGTTATAGACATAGAACTCATTTTTGCCCATCCAATAAACTTGATCATCTACAGCGACAGCAGATAGTGGCCCACGTATTGTAATGTTTTCAGAGATCATATTAATCCCAAAGGTAAACGGTGGCCCAATAAATTGCATTGAATATAAAGATATATCTGTAAACACTAAGATTTGTTGCCGTGTTTCCACAGCCGTAACAATCAAAGAGCCAGAACCAATTGTTAAATCACCTGCCGTATTCTCTGGTGTTGGAAACCAATCCGCTGCATTTTCTTGATCACTAAAACGTATAAGCAAAGGATCTTGCACACCATTACCTTCTGTATCATTAGCGCCACCCAACCCGTCTGCACCAAAGGCGATTACATGGCGATCTATGTCAGATACAATTATCTTACGAGCCTTAGTCGGACAGCTTTTTGCCCCAGCTAGTGATGATAGTTTTATGGCACGAGTGCTAAGTGCGTTTACCGCAGAAGCATCCCAATAATAAACCCCTTCATCTTGAACGTTAAAAATAAGGTCTTCTCCAAAGTTATCATGACCCCATATACGCAAAACATCTGTCAGAGTTAGTGAAGCAGCACTACCCCAAGTATTACGACCCCACGCCCCTGCACCCCAACCTGTGCCAAAAACAGAAGTGTTTAAACCGACACTCACTTGATACGCTCCAACTACAGAAGAACCACCATTACTTGTATCAGATGAATTTGCGGTTACTGCCGTAGGCGTGTACTGACCATTTACGGTTATATTCGAAACAGGTTGAACAGTTCGAGCTGTAATAGTGTATGTATTAGAATCGTTTATCGCGTCGATTTTATACTCTTGATTTAATATAGCCGCAGTTACATTTCCTCCTAATGAGGTTGCGCCGCTATAGGTAACAAAGTCACCAGCAACCCTGCCATGAGAGGCATCCGTAACAGTAAGTGTAGATGATCCGTTGGTCGCACTAAAAGTTATATCACCTGCTGATGTTGTAGTATCTACAGGGGTAATATCGTAATACCCTTGACCGCTTTCTATATAATATTTTGAACTTGTACCCAACCCTAAATACAAATCACCATCTAATGCTCGCCACGGGTGCAAAGCACGGCATGTGCCTAAAAAACTATTTATTCCTAACCGTGTCCACCCACCAATTTTTTCGGGAAAACCCTGACGAAAGCGAACCTTGTCACAGTCAAACCAACCACCTTCATTTGTGTATGAAGTTGTCTCCTTATTTATTCCCGGTTGAAATTGGAGTTTTTGTAGTGGCATTGTGCATCCTATGAGTTAAGTGCAGTCAAATCATCCCAAACACGTTTTGCATGTGCAGCAGCATCAAAAGAAACTTCGTTGCCTTCTGCATCTAAATCCTTCCAATCACCCGCTGATGCTTGTGCGGTGAGGTATGTTTGTAAATTTGATTGAGAAGTAATTTCTTCTATCGCACCAGATATGTCTGCGCCATCGTCTGCTATACCAATCATAATCCAATCTTGTGGACTAGCCGTGCCACTATCCGCAACTGCATACATGCCGCCTGTTGATTGCGTCACCCCAAACTTCAACCAAGTTGGTATAGTCCCATCACTTTCTAGTCTGTACTTTACTACTTTGTGTGCCATTTTTCTTATCCTCTAGCTGTGGAGTATTTGTTAATGATGTTTTATCTAGTATATCAAAACCACGACTGTTAGCAAAGTCTCTTGGGCAATGCGCCCACTTTTCTGCACATGCTTCTAACCACTGCACTGTATGAAAATGCTCTGGTGCTTTGCCTTCTTTCATCAATTCATTTTCCCATTGAAGGTACGCATATACTTCGGCTTGTGCCTGTGCTGCATTTATTCCAAGATCAAAAAGATATATTAAATTACCCTCATCAATCTGACCGCCTCGAGCACGAGCTGCATTTAGCGCCTGTTTCATGTTGGTCATAATATGATATTTGATCTCCTCTAACTCATAGTCTTCTTCGGTAAGTTCATCTTTGCCGATTTTCTTCATCAGGTTATCATACTGATTGGTAAAGAAGTTTAGCTTTCTTACTGCACCTTCTACATAGCCACGAGAACTTGCCGCCTGTGCCTGCTTTTCGTTTATCTTTACCTCAAGCATTTCACGCTCAAGATCGTCTGTCTCAGTCTCAAGCTTACGCTCTAGCTTTTTAAGCTTTACTTCTTCTTTCTTCATCTTGAAGTAACCCTCTTGCAAAGCTTGTTTAGTTTTTTCAATCTCAGCAAGGCTGTGCTTTACGGAACGTATAGGTGTGATCGCAGTTACATCTAATGTCACACTCATCATCTGTGAATGAGACTTATAAAAATTGCTAGAAGCCTGTGCGATTGCAGGTGCTTTTTCTTGAATATTCGCCAACATAGACTTATATTCTGGCTTTGCTTGTGGAAGCTGAATATTAATGTCTGGTGTTGTTAAGGCTATTTCTTGTGTTGTATCTTTTGGCAATTTCATTCTCCCTATTGTAGACCGCCGTGTGTGCCACTTGTGGCTGTGCTCATATAACGAGCAACCGTTAAATCGCCAAAATCTGCGGCATTTCCTGTGGATGCTATCGTCACATATGATACAACATTGGTGCTGCCAGCAGAGTTGTTATAACCCTCGTGAAATACTGCTCTTGTATTGTTTGACGTAGCAGAACAAAAATAAGTTTTATTAGTAGCCCCGTTTATTAGATCACCGAAAGATGTAGCATTGCCAGTGGATGCTATTGTCACATACTGGATCTGCCCTGATCCTGAGTTGTTACCTGTCCAAGTTGTGCTTAAGCCACGAGTGCTGCTAGAAGTGCCACCAATTCGTGAATAATTACCGCCCAAATCTCCAAAATCAGTAGCATCACCAGTAGAGGAAATCGTGATGTATTGAATTTTATTCGTGTATAATGAGCTACTGGTCGTGCCACCGCACATCACTCCCCTTGTTGGACTTGCAAACGCTGATGCTGAATCTGCATAAACGTTATCAAGATCCCCGAAATCAGAGGCATTTCCTGTGGATGCGATAGTGACGTAATCTATTTCTTGTTTGTATATTCCGGTTGACTCTTGACCAAACATTTGACATCCGCGAGTGCTGTTGCTTAACCCGCCACATTGGGTGCGTATAGAAACAGTTAAACTACCGAAAATTTGACTGTTACCAGTTGAGGCTATTGTAACGTAGTCAATTCTATTTGAATAGTTTGTGCTGCCCGCTGCGCCAAAGATGTCACCCCCACCCATACACAAAGCCCTTGTACTTGAGGATGCCGCACCGCCGCCGCCGCGCACTTGCGATAGATCGCCATAGTCTGTTGCGTTACCAGTTGTTGCAATGTCTATGTAATCCATCACATCTGTTGCGTAAGTGCCGCTAAGTGTTTGTCCCGCCCAGAATATACCACGATCTGGATTCACAGGAGAAACACTATTACTCGCAGAACTAGCGGCACTTGTACCGACCACATTGGTGGCAGTAACAGTGAAGGTGTAAGCTGTCCCGTTAGTAAGTCCCGTGACTGTAATAGGAGAGGAACTTGCACTGCCTGTAATACTGCCAGGATTTGAAGTTGCCGTGAAAGATGTAACGTCCAAACCACCATTTGAATTAGCAGTAAAGGGTACGGTAGCCGTTGCATTTCCCGCGCTTGCCGTGCCTATAGTTGGTGCGCTAGGAGCCGAAGCAGGAACAGGCCATTTCCCTGCTGCTGAAAAAGTTTCCGCTTCCGCTAGTGACCAAACACCATTTGCCACACCGTAATTAGCACCCGAATTTGCTGTCGGATCAGTCGGATTATCTGTTATAATGTTTCCTAGATAACGCTTACTGGTCATTATTGAACTCCCCCATGACAATTAGATGATGCCGCAAACTGCCCATGTGCAGCCGATAAGTCACCAAAATCTGTAGCGTTTCCTGTAGAAGCAATAGTCACCTGATCTATGTTGTTTACATATCCACTAGTTCCAACACCGCCGCCAAAGACTGCTATTGTGTTGCTTGATGTTGCTGCCCCCAAAGCTTTTCCAGACGTCAAATCGCCAAAGTCCGTTGCATTTCCAGTGGAAGCAATAGTTATGTATTGAATAGTATCCTTATAACGTGGTGATTGATTGTGGTTATCACCACCCATGATTAAACCTCTCGTACTAGAAGCTGCGCTATCAGTGTACCAGATAGGTGTCACCAAATCGCCAAAGTCAGTGGCGTTACCTGTAGAGCCAATAGTAATATATTCTATTACATCATAATACGTTGTACTTCCAAAGCTATACCCACCATTTAGCACGGCTCGTGTAGGTGAAGCTAACGCACTAGGGTAAGATCTAGACACACTCGCGTCACCAAAGTCAGTGGCGTTACCTGTGGAAGCTATTGTAATGTAATCTATGACATTTGCATCAGTTGATCCGTTCCAACCAGGCCCAAAAATGCCTCTGGTGTTATTAGACGTACCGCCTATATATGACCGTGCAACCGTTAAATCTCCAAAATCTGAGGCATTACCTAGCGTTGAAAAAGTTATATATTGAATCTCGTTTGTATTGGCAGATGCTGATGTATAACCGCCACCAATACCACCTCTTGTTGTACTTCCAAAGCCAGCATTTGAAAGTCTGACTGCTGTAATCAGATCACCAAAATCAGTGGTGTTGCCTGACGTTGTAAGATCAATATACGCTATCGTATTAACTATAGAAGATTGATACCCCCCAAAAAATACACCCATATTTGCAGGAAGTGCGCTAGGCCAAGCACTAGCATTCTGCATCTGCGTTGTGAGCGACCATACACCTTGATAATTTGGCATTATGAAAGCCCTCCGTGACTGTCAGATGTTGCACCTGTCGAACGTCTAGCAACTGTTAGGTCGCCAAAGTCTGTTGCGTTACCAGTGGATGATATTGTTACTTGGTCAATAACATTTGATGCTGAAGTTGTTTCACCGCCTGCAATGACACCTGTTGTCTTGTTAGACGTTCCACTTGGCCGTGTTCTCGCAACCGTTAAATTACCAAAGTCAGTCGCATTTCCTGTTGAGGATATTGTCACATAATCTATTGTATTTTCATCAGTGCTTCCTGAAGATGAGCCACCTGCAAATAAACCTCTGGTATTAGAAGAAAACGAGGCCAAATAGGTTCTTGAAACACTTAAATCACCAAAATCTGTGGCATCTCCTGTGCTTGAAATGGTAACATAATCTATACGGTTTTCGTAGCTACCATCATATCCACCACCAAAGATCGCTCGTGTTGTTGAGGAACATCCAGCAAGTCCATATCGTCCAGCTAAATCCAAATTACCAAAGTCAGTTGCATTCCCAAGTGACGCAATAGTAAAGTATTCAATTCTGTCGCTGTAATCGGTAAAGTTTTCATTACCACCTGCAATTAAACCTCGTGTTTCATTTGATGCTGCTGCAAAAAGCCGACTATTTTCCGTTTTGTCGCCAAAGTCAGCAGCGTTACCAGTAGACGCTATTGTTACGTAGTCCACAGGAGTTTCATACCAAAGTGGGAACAAGGCTCGTGTTGACGATCCCATTCCCGAACATCTTGCTGCTTGTGTAAGATCACCAAAGTCAGTCGCATTGCCAGCAGACTTAATATTGATGAAATCAATCGTGTTATAATCTGATCCACCAGAAGTGGAACCACCAGCGAACAAACCGCGATTAGGTGGATCAACAGGCGTTACACTCCCACTCGCATCACTAGGCGCAGAGTAACCAAACGCATTAATTGCCCAGACGTTAAACGTGTAGCTTGTGCCGTTAGATAAACCAGTGACTGTAATCGGAGAAGAAGATCCAGAAACGCCCACGCCAGTATTTGACTGCGCTCTGTAGCCCGTAATTGCAGATCCACCAACATCGCTTGGTGCTGTAAAGCTTACTGTTGCTTGTGCATTACCTGCTGAAGCACTAACCGCCGTAGGACTGTCTGGTGCGTTTAGCCCATCTTGGCCTATGAAGCCGCCTTTACCTTTAGCCATGTGCGACTCCTATTAGTCGGTAATTTGCTCGTAGCTTATGATAACTTCAAGATCGCTTGCTGTTCCAGCGGTTGCTGTAATTGACATATCTTCTTCTAAATATATCGCTGTGTTTTTGTCTATTACAACTAATGCTGCATCCGCAGGGACTGACACAGTGGACACTAGCGAAAAGGCTGTACCTGCTCCATCATCTGCGCTGTGTACATCTATCGTAATGTCACAAGCATTTGTGCCGTCTACGTTTGCAACTTGGATCATGTTTACTTTTAAAACATTATCACTCGATGCTGCGTTGTTTAGAATCGTAGTTTGATTAGTTGTTGTAAGTGCATACTGATCTGTTTTTCCTAGTATTGAGCTTACGTTTACAATGTTCGGTGCTGCCATCGGTTAGCCTCCTTTATCCAAACACAATAGCCATTGCGATGGCCTTACCTGTTCCAATTCCAGCACTGCCAAAACTTACAGTGCCACTACCATTTGTAACCAACGCTTGCCCGTTTGTCCCATCGGACGTAGGGAGGGTAAGAGCCGTTACAAATCCCTGTAGGTTTGCGTCATAGGCTAACACATTTGTGCCTATCGCAAGTCCTAAATTTGTTCTTGCTGTCGATGCATTTGCAACATCTGACAAATTGTTTGCCGATTCCAAGAATGTCGTAAGATCAAAAGTAGAAGATAGATTAACTACCGCTGCACCTGATCCCGCGCCATCACAATAAATAATTGCGCTTTCACCATTAGGAATCGTAACGTTTGCGCCAGAACCTTGTGAAAATATTGCACTTTGTCCTGATCCATTTTTTACAAAGAATAGTTTAGTCTGATCGTTTGGGGTCACCGTGATAGTGTTTGTTCCCGAAGGAGACCCTGCCAGTAAAAGAACTCTATACTGACCATCAGAAAGAGACCCATCTGTGGTGGTGAGAGTGTGCGTTGTTCCTGAAAGAGTTATCGTGCCAACACCATTTGTTAAACGATCAATAATTTGTAAATTTGTATTTGTGGTATCGCCCCATGTGCCAGACTGTTCGCCGTTAGCAATCAGCTCAATACCTGTATTTGTTGTGTATGTACTAGCCATGAAACATTAATCTCCGTTAAGGTCTAATTTCAGTATACTCTGTTGTTGTGCTCGGTGCAATCCTTGTCCATGTTGCGGTTTCACTTGGAACTATTCTACCCCAAACTGTTACTCCTCTTGGCCCTACTGATCCAGTCGCTTCTACCCCTGTAACTGGAACATCAATTCCCGTGCCTGTGGACACACTAACAGAACCAACGCCTGTTGTCACCTCTAACCCTGTAACTGGGACTTGAATTAATAAATCTACTGTTACAGTGCCAACACTACCTGACATGCCAAGGTCAGTAGCTACGGGCTGGCTCCAAGCTCCAGCACCCCAAGTTGCTCGACCCCAACCAGATGCGTCAGCCGCAGTTAAGAAAACAGTGACGTTTTGCGGTAGACCGTTTACAATACCTGTAGCTTGTAAACCTGTGACTGGAACACTTGCGAGTCCTGTAGCAGTAACTCCATTCAATCCACTTGTTGCCGCAAGTCCTGTGACAGCTACATCCACCCCACCAGTGGCAGTAACCGAATCAACAGCAGATGTGCTAGAAACACCAGTAACATTGATTCCTACACCAGAACCAACGGCGACAGTAACAGAACCAACGCCACCCGTGGCAGCGATACCCGTGACAGGGATGCTAGGAGCATCACCAGATACAGTTACAGACCCTACAGCACTCGTGCCTTCTAAACCTGTAAGCACAGCATTAACCGTGCCGTTAATAGATACAACACCTACACCACCAGTTGCAGAAACCCCGACAGGTTGCGTCGGTAGTCCACCAACCTCACCTGTGGCGGCAAGACCCGTGGGCGTAACACTGGCTGTACCCGTAGCCGTTACAGAGCCAACTGCGGAAGTTGAAGATAAACCAACAACAGAAACTTCTCCGGGGATAGATGCAACAGCAGAGCCAACGGTTGCCGTTCCTTCGACACCAGTGGGCGAAACAATTGCGCCAGTAAGAATGCTTGCATCGCCAACGCCACCTGTAGCAGCAATACCTGTCGGTGGGACAGTAGCCGCTCCCTCAACAGAAACATTGCTAACGCCAGTAACTGCACCAATACCAGTGACAGCAATATTCGGGGCATTGCCAACAACTGTGACAGTGCCTACCTGACCAGCAGCCGAAGGAAGGGTAACGGCTGGATTGCTCCAAGTACCGCTATTCCAGCTACTTCGGCCCCAACCCGTAAATATTACTCTGGCATCCGCCATAGGCCGTCACTCCTAATAAGAGTTTAGGCGATACGGATAATAGCGTTACTCGCGTCAGCCGTTGGGAATACAACTTGGAAATCACCAGATGTAGATGTTTTATCTGCACCAAAATCCAGAACAACTACAGATGGATCACCTGATGCGGAGTCATTATAAATCAAAGCACCACGAGCAGTAATCGTTGCAGACGTGAATGTTATATCTGCAAAGTCTGTAAGTCCTGTTGTGCCAGAAGATGTTGGCGTAACATTTGTCAACGCACCACCACCTGCTGAATACGAACCAGAAGCACTGACTTCGTTTGAAGTTGTATACGCTGTAGTTGCCGCATTAAAAGAAGCACTGTTAGTATACAAAGCTAGTTTAAAAGTATTACCACTTGAATTGGTAAAGTTATGTGTTGCGGTCATCAATTCTTTTTTGAATGATGTACACATAAAGTTTCCTGAAAAGGCCATGTTAAAGTCTCCTTATGAGTTCAGCCAGTTGGGGATGCCCCGCATCAATTAGTGCGTTACACACTGTTGTACGGTCACTGCGAATAGCCTGTCGCATATAATACGCAACAAGCGTTTCAACGTGCTTAGAGAAAGCACGAGCCTGATCTCTAATAGCAGGGGGAGCCTGATCAGAAACCGACACTATTTTCTGAACGCATTGCTCAGAAAGTTCTTCTGGAGATAATCCACGTTTCTCTGTCGTGTTAACTAACACAACTTGTTCATCACGCGGTACATTTAAATCAATCTTAAACATTACATATCTAACCTTGGTTCGCCATCACGATAGCTATCGCGCTTCAATCTACCTTCTCCTAATACCAGCAATCGACGTAAAGCGTTATCGTATCTTTCTTTGTACATGGCAAGAACATCAGCCTCACCCTTCATGTAAACATATGCGTTCACCAAACTGCCATACAACAATACTTCTTCGGCGTTATCTCCAAGCCAAGACGTACTAGATGTCACGATTGAAGGAGGATCATAGTAATAGTGTAATTGAACTAAATAATCAGAATTGGGCGTTGGCCCTAAAATAAAATTACCCGGAGACCCTGTTGATGTAAAGTCACCATCAAACTCAGAATAGTACTTAGGTATGCCAGTAGATGTCTGATCTGGATATGCTTCTCTAATAAAGTTTACATCCTTTTCAATTAAAAATGTGTAGTTATTACTACTATCTACCACGGCGAATGAGAACGGTGCCAAGAAGTCTGAGGGTCTAGCCATATAAGGATTTGCATTATCCACGTTTGCTGTCACGTTCTTGCGAAGCTCTGGAATCATTACTGTACGATGCACCAGCTCTTCTGTTTGTCGCACAAACGTAGGGATATTAGTCACGAAAGACGTTTCATCATTTTCCGTGTAATCCTGTATAAGCTGTAATAACTCAGAATAGTTCATATGCTTATCCGTTTCTAGTAAACGCACCGCCGCGACTTGCTGCGCCCATGCCACGACACTTGCCACCCATGCCCATTTTAGCGACTTTTCCGCCAGAAGATTTAAAACCCATTTTATTCCTGACTTCTGTAGGTAACTTACCTAGCCCGACATTACCTGAAGGTATATCTTTTAGGCTACCACCATCTTTTTTCTTAGGGACAAGAAGTTGATCTGCTTCTTCAGGCGGACTTACGTCTATGATATCAGGACGTTTTTTTGGTCGTAGAGACTTTTTAACAGCACCTGATTTGCGTTTCTCATTAAATGGTCTCGGTTCTGGCTTTATTACCTTCTTTTTCTTTTTAGGTAAATCTTTTAAGGTCTTCTTGGGGCTAGGTACTGCCATGTCTCAATCCTCATTGTAAAGGTTATCAAATACTCTATTCACGTCCAATGTATAGTCTAAATCACTTTTTGAATAGTGTATATGTTGTGAAGGTCTAAAATCTGGTGCGCCTTTACCAGTCTCAAACCAAGCGGGATGTGTTACTCTCACACGGTTATTAGGGAGTGCTACCACGTTACCAGTCCACTCGCCTGCATCTAGCAACTGCATTACATGACTTTGTTTGTGTTGTGCAGGATCGTCAGCTATCTCGCTTTCTGCGTAATCAACGGTAAACATATACTTTGCAGGGAACATATTACCATCTATCTTGGCTAACCAAGGACAAGGAGTTGCTCTGTCAAGAACGTACACAGCATGTGTATGCGAGGAACAGTCCCAAGGCTGTGCGTCATGCACCGCCATAGGTTCGGGCCATTCCTCAAATGGCTCGTCTGCAACTAACGCAGTTATAGGCATCCTAGCCCACATTGCACCGCCATGTACATTCTCGTCGCCTTCCTCATCTGCTTCGCAGCCTGTAAAGATGACTTGAAAACTCAAGCATCTGTTTGGCATTGTTGTTACCGCTATTGCCATCGCATGAAGAAACTCTCCATGATAGGCTTGGTGGTTATGCGTATATTCACGACGAACCCAACATTTAAAATGCGGTATATTACTCTGTAAGTAGGGCATTATCTACGTGTTTTACCGCCTTTAGCCATGGTCTTTTTCATTTTGCCGCCGACTCTTCTTTTTACGGCCCCACCTCTAGCCATGGTTTTCTTCTTCATTCTACCGCCGCCCATCTTTTTGACAGCGCCGCCCCTTGACATTGTCTTCTTCTTTATTTTGCTACCTTTTTTCATAGCAACGGGCTTTTTCATCCTGCCGCCGCCCATCTTTTTAACAGCGCCGCCTTTTTTGTAACCTTTCTTTTTCATAGCCATTTTGATCTCCTTTAGACTATAGTTATGTTACCCACCATACTACTGTGGTTTGTGCATTGATACACTAAAGATGTATCGGAGGGTTCGTGAGGCACAATAAATTGTGTCAATCCTGTTGTTGAGTTATAGTTTTCTGTAACACCCGTAGTAAAAGCAGATCCACCATTAGATGTTCTAATCTGCAAAGGGTGACTGCTTACATTTGCTGTATTATCTATAAGATAAGTGTGGCCTTTGTAGAAAGTAAAGTTTGGATTGTCTCCAGATGTTGCTCCGGGGCCAGTAAAAGTATATGCGGATGATCCATTTGTTCCTGCTGTATACTTAGTTACAGGGCCAGATACTTCGTCATTTAGTCTAATCCAATTCCCGCCGTGCGCGAAATACAGCCCCGCAGTCGCATGCACATGCGCCACAGCGCCATGGTATGTGGAAGCACTTGGTAAATCACTTAAAGCCGCATAGTAGAAGACAATTTTATTTGCACCAGAACTAACATCAAGCAGTCCACTAGAATCTATAATATCAGTTAAAGTTGTGCCGTTTCCTAGAGCAGCATATACCTCATTAAAGTTATCATTGATTTTGTCCGCACCTGCACGAAGAGTGTCACCTGTTCCGTCGTTTGCAGATGAACCAATACCCACTGTTTGTTTTGCCATCTTTTATCCCTCGTCAAATGTCTGTGATGTTGAGTCTAACGTAATTGATGTACTGTCAAATCTATCCGCAACTGATACAGTAACGGAGCCTACGCCACCTGTTGCAGATACACCAGTGACTCTATCAACTTCTGTTATTGTTACCGTTACCCTTCCAACTGATGCAGTCATAAATACTGCACTATTGCCCACAGGATCAAAGCCATATAAAGCTCTACTTTCTACAAGAGATCTATCAGGTCTTGGATTACGCAAAGACTGAGGATCATTTATCTTTATTCTGCCAAGAAAGTTCTGAGGTTGATCAGGATCAACAACATCCCTTCCAACAAGAAATCCTGTCTTAACTCCGTTATTATATTCAGGCACAAGATCTTTTAATGGGTATCTAAACCCAGTCTTGTCGCAGAAACCAAACGCATATTTAGCTTTTGCGTAGCTCATTAACCACCTGCCATAAAGGTGTCAAAAGGAACAAACTTAATTGATGCTGTTTCCTCATCCTCTCCTGCCGCAAGTTGAAACTGAAACTCATATTCTTGCTTCAATGCTGCTGCCCTATCAGCAACTTCTGGCTTCTTCATAGCTATGTAATAAGCCAGTCCAGAAACTAGCGCAGGTACAAAACGCGGCGGCACAGAGGTAACTGTAGATCCTATACCAGAAGACAACCCATCTATACCTTTTAGCCTATAGTAAAAAAGCGTGTAAGTCGTTGTGCTATCTGGCACAGGCCACAGAGTTACTTTTGTTTCCGTTGGGAGTCTTTGGACGAAGATTTGGGTCGGCCTACCTTGCGTTTCTTTGTTGGTTTGCTGGGCGTAGGTTGCGACACTGACCCGCTGGAGGTTCGTATCGGTTTGGTTGACACCTGTACCTGTACGGATTTGGTGCTCGATGATGTCAATCGTGTCCACAGGTAGCGTATAAGTCGCAGTACCTGCCGAAATGGATAGAGTATTAGATTCAATAGTGAAGAGATTAAGACCACGGTTTTGCCACTCCAATGTTAAAATGTTAAGGCTCCTTCGAGCCGTTTTGAGATCATAGCCTGAACGCATTTCAAGACCTGCCCGTTCATAAGCTTCTTCAAATAGTTCTGGTAGGTCTGGTGTTACTACTGCCATGATAAGTTCCTATGTGACTACACTTCTGTGTCGTTTCGTTTTCTTTGCAATTTTTTTAGGTTGAGCCACATACTGCTTGCCTGAAGCCTTGCCTTTTCGCTTTGCTCTTGATGTGGCTGCATACTCAGCAGGACTAAGAGACTTAATAGCCGAAGAAGGGAGGTAGCGTTCACCAGTAGCATTAGAGCCTTGGGTAGAAGGCTTGCCACTTTTAGTCCGCCACTTCTGCTTCGTCCATGACTTTAGACTTTTCTGAGATTTCTTCAGTGCCATCAGTTTTTATAACCGCCCCCTGCTTTTTTATAAGCTGATGCAAGCATTTGTGCTTTTCTAGCAGACCACTGTCCAGGTGCACCACCTTTTCCGCCTGCTTTTATCCTGTTAAATAATCGTTTACGCATTCCTGGTTTGGTGTAGTTACCTGCTTCATTCACGCGACTTTTAGATTTCTTTTTCTTTTTAGTCTTGCCGCCTTTACCCATACGGATTATTTCGAGGTCTCTTGCATCATCACCTGTAGATGCAAATCCTGCTTTTTCTTCCATTCTGTTACCCCTTAATTGACTAGGCATTTGAGCACGGGAAATAGCCATCTAGCACTTCCACCTTTTTCTAGCTTGCCGTAAGCGTGAGTTTGGATTTTTAGCTGCTTTAGGAAACTTCTTCATCTGTCCTGCGGAACGAGCACAAAAAGACTTACGACGCTTGGCGTCTTTGCTACCTTTCTTTACCTTGCCAGTAACAGCAGTTTTTAACTTAGATCCTGGGTTTTTACGACGATATGCTGCAACGCCTGCCTTGGTCATCCCCGCCCCAGATTTAGTGGGACGGAAATTCTTTTTGTTGCGTTTAGGCATTTCACCTTTCTTTTTTACAGCCATAGCCTTCTCAGTTATAAAAAACCGTCATTGCAGTAATGTTTGTAAACACTGAAACATGAATATCGCTGACACGAACACCATCAGAAGGAATGTTTACTGAGTGCAAATCAGAAGCCTTAAAATCTAAATCGATAACCGTAGCACCACCACTACTGTCTGTAATAGTCAGGCGTGGGGTTCCAGATGCCGTAAGCACCTGAATCTGTCGTATCCTAGCAGGGCCAACAGCAAGTGACCCTGTGCCAGTAACACGTTTTGATTGTACATCTGAACGCATACTTTATTCCTTTTTACTTGCTGACTTGGCACTCTTGTTAGGAGCCTTGCCACCTTCCCATGCTTCATTTACGTCAGGAGTTGACGGGTCATCAGCTTTCAATGTCCCGTCTGCTTTCCTAGCACGTACCGCTTTACGAGGTTTCATCGCAGTTAATTTACCCATGATTCACCTATGAAACGGCTGCGCTAAACGGAGTAGCTTCTGATCCTGTTGCTGCTTGGTTTATGAGAACACGAAACTTGTTTGATGCAACGTCTTGAATCTCTATGTGACCACCAAGAATACCACCTGTTGTGGTGCCGTCTAATGTAATAGTATCGCTGTCTGCTGCTGTTTCAAAGATAGAAGCTGTAGCACCGCCATCGTTTGCAACCACTGCAACACCAGACATTGTGTCATTAGCGTTAGCAACTTGGATCTTATAGTTGTTAGAAGTTACGGTTGTTTGAACAAAGAAACGATATGTGTTTCCTGAACCTGAAGCGGCAGGTAGAGTTACAGTAGCACCAGATGCTATGTTTAGATTCATTGTTCGACCTGCGTTCGAAGCAGCAGTCATTGTTGCGTCTGCTGTAATAGAAACCAGAGAATCTGAACCGCTGATAAAACCACCAGTAGATGTCACTGGGCCTGAAAATGTAGTTGAAGCCATATTAATACCCCTTGCACAAGGTTTCGCCTAGCAGTCTGTGCAACGTCAGGTGGGGCGGAATCCTGTCTGCAAGGCTTGTGTTACCCCAAATGCAGAATAACATACTTTTTTAAAAAAGAAAGGGCTGCATTTAGCAGCCCTCTCAAAAGATTAGTTCAGGTTATGCACCTGGAGACCCATACATTCCTAATGGATCTGATACGCCGAAAGAATAACGCTCTCTCGCTTTGTAGCGAACGTTACCTGTATCGAAGTCTCCATCCATAGATGTCTGCATAGCAGTACGCACAAAGTGCTTCATGCCATTTGGAACATCTGTAGTTAGGAAGAACGCATCAGTATCAGTTAGATAATGATTTACGCGATAACCTTCTGGTATGGAGCCATTAGAGTTTAATGCGTTGATATCATTATCGGCTGTTCCGACACGAAGATCTGTCTGCAACAAGCGAGTCGCAACAAACATTAATGCAGGCGGAACGATCAACTTACGAGGACGTGCTGCAATCAATAGGCCACGTTCGTCAGTGAACGCAGCAATATCAATAACTGCTTGCTCTAAAGATGTTTCGTTCAAGTCAGCCGCAACCGCAGGTTCGTTTGCGTTTGTGCCGCCCTCAACAGTTGGGTGGTCAGTTGCAAACAAGAACGATCCGTCACCTGACTTAAATGTGTCAAAGCCTGTATTAAGCAAAGACGCCGCCTTAACCTGCTTTGTATACGCCATACCTCTAGCAAGTGCTTTAGTATAACGAGCAGATAGTGAATCATACAGGTTATCTTCCATTGCTTCTTCAGTAATGGAAAATCCCATTGCAACCGTTTCGTGGTTGTAACGAGCTGTGAATGATTCTTGTGCATTATCGTAAGATATTGATGCGCCTTCAGCTTTCACTGGGGCAGCGCCAAATCCTGACAACTTCACTTCTTCTTCAAAACTGCGATCTGAGTTCTCAGTTTCATAGATCTCTGCATGTTCGCCTTCGTACTTTTCGTACTCTAATCCGAATAATGCATTAAGACCTGGTAGTAGCTCTTTGAGGAGCTGTGCGCGTGATATAGCCATCGTCTAAACTCCTTATAAGCCAACATTATTTGTCATTTGGTGACCACCAGGATTGAACTTTACAAGAACATCTGGAAATGCGTCACTTGGATCTGACACGTGAGAAACGATGCGGAATGCTGCCGCAGCCGTTTGTACAGTCGCATCCAATGCTGACGTAGAGTTACCTGTCGAGGTACTACCTGTTGAGGTGCTCTGCGCTGCCGCAAAGAATGTATTTGTGCCAATGATTGTTTGAGCGCCTGCACCATCAAGCTGCGCTTGAAATAATACATTCGGATCATCAATCACATAGGCTTTAATAGCAGTACTATCACTGTTTGTTCCAGATGGATAATACTGTGCCTGAACACGTTGACCTGAAGAGTTTACATATTCACAACCAACGAAAACGCCTATTGCGCCAACGCCTGAAGTGCCTGAAATGCTATTGGAGGTTAGGTCTGCACCTGTACCTGTAGCCAAAGCAATGTACCCATCTGCCCCAATGATGACGGCTTGACCATAAAATAGGTTTGTACCTTCACCTGCGGGATCGATGAGATATTGGTTCGTAGAACCTGCATACGGCATTCCGTCTGATCGTCTGATCGGACGTAGACCGTAGGGAGCTGCTGTAGTAGCCATGTCTCATACTCCTAAAAGTTTAAAATTACGACAAGCTACCCTTTCGAGTCACTTGCCAAACGAAGATCGTGTGCTTCGCTCTGGATTTAGAACGGGCATACGAGGGTCTGAGTTACGCAAGTAGCTGTTATCCACAGCATCCATTTGGCTTTCAGCTTGTTGGAGCTGCGCTTCACGTCTAGCTTGCACATTTTCGGCAGCATTCTGACATAGCAGTAATCCACCGACCTCAATATTGTCTGTAAATCGAGAATCGATATCAGACACAACTTGAAGGTTTGGATGATCCTCTTTCCGAACAGGTGTCCACCCCTCACGAAATCTGGAAGAAACATTCGTATTATCACTCTGTCCAAGTGTTGATGTGCGAATCCAACGGTATTCAATACCTTCTCTGGGTTCGGGGACAGGTAACATCGAAGGTCTCGTCCATGACACCTTACGTTTCGACTCGTCACGAGTCTGTGTGTTGCGTGAGTTTCGGTTCGTCATGATTTCATTTCCTTCATCAATTGCGCCGCATATTGTTCATTTGACAGACCAAGCCTCTTGGCGAGAGAGACTTGCGTTGAGGTCAGTTGCACTTTGCGTGGTTTTTTACCGCTTCTAGCGGCAGGGGCGACCACGTTGCCCGTCTGACGTTGGGGTGCTGATTCCTCAATAGTAGTCCCATCGTCAAACTTATCTGGGAAGACGCGGCGAACCGCATCATCTATTTCACTATAGTACTGATCACTTCTTGGATCAATACCACTTTTTACAAGTTTTTCATGTAATCCATAAGCGTACCCCGTCATTTCAGGATCTTTTTCAAACCAATCATTATTTTTTGCCCACTCTAAAGCACGATCATCTGGACGTGGCGGCTGCGGAGTTTGCTGTTGATACTGAGATTGTGGCGGTGGCGTTTGCTGTTGTCGGGGCTGTGGCTTAAAAGACTCATATTTTAATTTTTCTGCCTGCAATGCAGATAATTTTTCTTGAGCATCGACTAAAGCATCTGGATCACCAGACTCATAAGCAGCTTTGTAAGCTATCTTGGCTTTATCAATTTCTGCTGCGACTCGACCTTTTGCCTGATTTACAAGAACGCCCTCTCCTTCATCCAGAGTTTTGCGTAACTTTTCGTTTTCGTTCTTAATCTGTTCAGCGTATTTAAGTGCTTCTTCTTGAAGGCGTGACGCTTCTTCTTTAAGACGACGTTCTTCATGGTACTCAAACTTTAATTGCTTAATACGTTTCTGCACTCCTTCACTGTACTTCTCAACCTCATCATCACTAGGAACTTGTGGTTCAGCATTTTCAGAGCGTCGTGGTTTACCTTTATCCTGTTCTGGAGTATCATCAACAACTTCTATTTCAAAACTGTCATCTTCTTGCTCTGTTTCAGCTTTTGCGGTTTCAACAGCTTCAGCTACTGTCTCTTCTTTAGTTTCAAATTCTTGTTCTTCAGCTAAATTATTCATATCCTTGTATACCCCCTTGGATCATCAACCACTGCTTCTACAGTGTCGTCATTGATAAGTCTAAACTCTTTCCCATGAATTTTAAATCTAGTACCCGAATAAGAACGAAAGATAACAAAGTCACCTTCTTTACAGTACGGGCCATGTGGAAACTTGTCTTTGTCTGCATAGGCGTCTGGGCCTAGCTTCATAGCAAAACCGATAATCGAAGCGGTTTCTTCTGCGGCCTTCAAGCCGTCTGGCATAAACACGCCACCTTCAGTTTTATCGCTGACTTCTGGTACACCAATTAGGATTTTGTATCCTTGTGGTTCTGGTAATTTAGAGGCTACCTTCTCTTCTGTTTCTTTATTTCCTGTATACATTTTACTACCTTGCAGTGATTTAAAGGTTCACAGTCACCCTGCGTGGACACCCCACGAAGTCTTTATGTGTGATACGTTATATTAAAAAATATCATTCTTCAATATATCTCTTCTCAAGATCATTAATATCTTGTTTGACATATTGAAGCGCCTCATACCGCCCTACGATACGATTATACTTCTCCATGTCTTCAGCTTGACCAGACGCTAGATATGTCTTTATATCTTCTTCGTACTCGTCAATCTTACGCTGTAGTAGCGTGAAGTAAGTGTCAGCCATCCCCTTTTGTAAGCTCCTTCGCTATTTCAATCCCCAGTTTTGCGCCCTCTTTCTGATCCTCACGTTGTGACTTATCTAGATCAGTAGCGAGCTTGACACCGAGACGTGCACCCTCACGTTGATTCTCAGCGGCAATACGTTCAGCGTCTAGCTTTAATTTAGCTGCGTCCATCTGCATCTTGTGTTGTAACTCTTGTTGTTTAATTTGTAGTTCTGCTTGTTGCATTTGTACAACAGGATCTTGTTGCTGTTGCTGCGCTTGTTGTTGCTGCGCTTCCATTTGATCTTTTTGCAGCAGCTTTTCTGCTGCATCTTTTGCCAATCTTGAGATCTCTACCTCTACATCTTCTGGTAGTGGCTGGTCTTCGTTCGGCATCTCGACACCAAGCATCTTCTCAATCTCACGGCGATATTGGAATGCAACATGTTCGGTAACATGAGCAGACATAGCCTGACCAATTGCCTGAGCAAACGGTGACTGACCAACCATCTCACGCATTTTGGGGTCTTGGATTGCTGCCATATGCACAGCGATATGTGCTTCATGGTCTTGATACTTGAATGCTTTGACTGGCTCTTGCTTCAAAAGCATCATGTTTTCTGTAACAGGATCGGCTGGCTTTATGTCATCAGGTAATTTGATGATGTCGCTTGCATCCTGTATCCCCAACACTTCCAACATCTGACGATGTAGTTTCCCCATGTCGTACAATTGAGGAGCCTGTTGAGAAAGCTGCAACGCCGCCTGATACTGCATAATCCTTTGGGACATTGTAGCAGCATTAGGATCTGAGACGGGTATAACGTCCACCCGTGCATCAAAGTCTCTTTGCCTGTCAAAATTACCATCCATTTCGTAAGCGTACTCAGCGGGCATATAATCACGTATGATGCGGGCTAGTAGACGCAGCTCGTTTTTCATAGCTGCATGCATGCGGGCCTGCACACCAGACATAACTTTCATACTGCGTTCAAGAAGGGCAAGCGTTGTACCTACAGGTGCTTGAGCATTCATATCACCTACTTGAATATCGGCTACTGATCCAATTCTGCGACCCTCTTCGACAATATTGCCAAGTAACGAGTAGAGCACTCCCGATGGCTCTTTGTAAGGTATGAACGTAATTGAATCCCGTATCGCACCACCCGGAACATCAACGTCCCTGAACTCACCCGGCATAAGAGGGGTGTCATCACCCTTAATACGGAGACCGCGAGCTTTAAGACCCGCAGGCAAATTAGATAATGTACCCGCATCAATAAGCTGACGAAGTATTGACGTTGCTGATTTAGCCAATCCACCGATGAGATGTATAAGACCTGTGCCGTAGAAACCCAACCCAGGTAGGTATTTGTAATGTACAAAGTGTAATCTTTTCTTTTTCTTTTCATCTTCCTCATACCAATTTTTTCTAATCGCCAATATCTCACGAGAAGACTTGTCAATTGTAATTACATATGGCCTAGCTATTCCATCTGGATCATCAAACTCATCTGGCATATTCATGGTAACGTGCATTTCAAGAATCGTATGACGATCGTCATCCTCTATAACTGCGCTCTCACCATCAAGCTCATCATACTTCTCCTGAATATCTGAAAAGTCTGGCTCTGGTTCAGGAAGGTCTACCTCTTTGTAAAATCCTGCCACCTGTAGTTCTAGGATTTCGTTAGCTGTTTTCTTCATGATGTGTGTGTATCTAGGGCAGGAAGCTAGATCTGACGCGCCATAGGAAGCAACGAAGTCTTCTGCGGGGACAAACATAGCTACAGGTCTATCCTCTAACGGATCATAGTAAACCTTTTTGAAAGCAGAGCCTGCAAGAGGTAGCTTGAAAAGCATTTGTTCTGTCTCATCACGGTATTCCGTCATTTCTTCAGTCAAAAGATAATTCATCTCTGTCTGGATTCTGTCAGCTTGGTCTGTCTTTTCTGGGGTTAATTTACCCATAATTTTAGTTCTTACTGGCCCAGACGCAGGAAATAACTCACCCATCGCCTGTGCCTGAAACCTAACAACGGCCTCTGTAAGAACTGGATGGAACACACCAGATGCCCCTTGCCACGGTTGGCTACGTTCTTCTATCTTCATCCCAAGAAGATCTAATCCTTTAACGTAGGCTCTTGCCCAATCTTTTCTAGATTCACGGTCAGAATTAAATTCTTCTACAAGTTCAGAGGCCATTGATTGTAACACGTCTTCATCGATAAGATCAGCTAGATTTGCATCATGATCTGGACCAACAAGACTTTCAGTAAGATCTCCTTCAAAGTCTATAACGACCCCTCCGTCATCAGTGTTAATAGCCACTGCCTCTGGATTTACTATCTCTACTTCTACATCTGTTGCATCAGTATTTTCAATGTCTAGATCTGATGGCTCCATCTGTTTTTCGATTGCCATTACGGTCTCCTAAATGTGTGCACAAACTAATGATAGCAGATATTACTACCGCACGTCTAGAGGCGAAGCAGATTTGGGTGGGGGTATCTGCTCCGCCATGAAGCGCAAAAAAGGGAGAATACGCCTCAACTTATACTATAACAAGAAAAAGGGGCCGCAAAGACCCCTTAGTTGGGAGGAGCAAAAAAATGAAAAAACCATCTTTATATTTGCAGCGTAACATAAAGGTGTGTAATCTGTAAAGAAAAGGATGTGTTATGGAAATTTCTATGCCAATGATATGGAATATCGTTGTTACGCTAGTCGTAGCACCTATGGCGTGGTGGATAAGCCAGATGAATAGTGAGCTAAAACGACTCAACATCTTGCTAAACATGACTCGCGAGAACTATATCAAGCGAGAAGATCATCAATCAGAATTGTCTAGGGTGGTAGACCATCTGGTTAGATTAGAAGGAAAAATAGATAAACTAGCAGAAAAGGTCTGAGTGCAGGGAGACGTTCAGGTGGGGTGTAGCCATCGATCCAATAAGTTGCGTAGCTCTGGCGACAGGTAGCTTCAAAGCGCTCAAAGCAGCCATAGGAGCAGGTAAAGATTTTCAAGATATGACGAGTCAGCTTTCCCAATGGGGCAAAGCTTTCTCTGATTTTACTAATTTAGAAGAACGAGAGAAAAACCCTCCGTTTTGGAAAAAGACGTTCAAGGGATCTGACGAAGAAACTGCTTTAGAGATATTTGCTCAAAAAAGAAAGATGGAGCAGATGAGAGAAGAGATCAAAGATCATATCTCTTGGAACTATGGGCCTAGTGCTTGGAAAGAAGTCTTAGCAATTGAGGCAAGAATGCGTAAGCAACGCAAGGATGAGCTATACAAAAAGCAAGAACGAATAGACGCAGCGATTAATTTTGCTATTGGCGCAGTAATATTTTGTATTAGTGGCGGCATATTATTTATTGGTTTTTATATTCTTGGTAAGTGGCAGGGGCGCTGGTAATGTGGGTGTTGCTTTGGTTACAGTTAGTAAGCGGAAGTTTTGATCACTATCACGTGGGCAGCTACTCAAGTGAGGAAGTCTGCAAAGAAGCGCAAAAAGAAGCTAAAGTTTTAGTCACAAACCAGAACTCCAAGGTTGTGTGTATTAAAATAGAGCGTTGAAGGTAATGGAAACGAAACACCGCCGTTGGGTAGTGTATGATGACACAGGTAAAGTTGTTGTTCTGTGTAGAGACAGGCTCATAGCAATAAAATTTGCTAATAATACTCGCGTTTATGGTAGTAAGGAGCCTCGTCCTCCCACTCATCAGTCGGAAGACGAATAAATCCACCCTGACGAAAGCGCAATAACGCCATAACTGTGCTATCAACAAGGTCATCGTTAGACATAAACGGAAATCCCGCTATCTCTTCGACCAACTCATCAGCCCAACGGGTAGACGGAACCCATGTCATACCCGATGCGATGATATCTGCTACAGAATTTAACCTTGCAAGCTTGTCACCTGTGCCACGGTGGGGTGTATACTCCTGCACAGGTAGCCCCATACGCCTCATTTCCTGATAGATCGCCGTCCCTGCGGACTTTTTCTCCACAATAAACGCGTCTGGCTCCCATTTTGTGTATTCTTCCATGGAAAGTTGCTTTAATTCAGGAAATTCTAGCCGTTTTTTGATGGAATCTAGTAAAATCAGGTGATGTGCGTTCTCATCTTCATTAAAAAACACCCCCCACGTGGTCAACGCAGTGTAATCGGCGCGATTATGCTTCTCTGCGGCTGCATCAAGCGACATAATCACGTATTCTACGTGCGGAGGTTGGTCATGAGGCCATATTCCCCACCATTCCCGCTTAACTATCGACGCTTCTTCGGCTGTAGGCTTCTGTTGATACTGTGAGTTCCACTGAAATGCGGGCATAGAGGCTTTCGTGCGCTCCAAAGCCGCTAAATCAAAGAACTCAGGCCATAATGGCTTCGTAATTGGCTTGCCATCGTCATCTTCAGCGTCCAGAAGAGCAGGAAACTCTACAATTTCGTACTGATCTGCCAATTCATTCTTCACCATGTCGTTGGTTACACGTCCCGTAAGGTCATCCATGTGCCAACGTGTTTGCACAATAGCTACTCGACCACCTGGCATAAGACGGGTACGTGCACCAAAGGTAAACCATTCATATGCTTTCTCAAACACAGAGAAGTTTCCGTTAATGACATCTTGTTCAGAATGGGGGTCATCGACGAGCAGGAGGTCAGCACCCCTACCAGCAAGAGCAGAACCAATACCACACGCAAAATACTCACCTCCAAAATTTGTGTTCCATCTACCTGCCGACTTGCTGTCCACCGCAAGTGAGACATCAGGAAATATTTCTACATAACTATCGGAAGCTATGAGATTTCTCACCTTTCGTCCGAAGTCTACCGCTAGGTCTGTGGTGTGTGACACCATCATCACCTTCTTTCCTGGGTTCCGTCCAAGGAACCAAGCGGGATAAAATATACTTACAAGCTGCGATTTACCATGACGCGGGGG